GAACCTTACGCTTAATTGTATGAAGATCATTTGTCAATCCATAAACAGAATCATCTTCTTTAATAGTCTGTTCAACATTATCGAAGTCATGCTTATAGGGAGCTAATCCAAGATAATCATAAACCTTATTCATTTCTCTATCTGGATAAGAGGTTAAATCTTCTGCTCTAATATAGAGCACTTCTTTATTAATTCCCTCTAGGAAGCACTGTTGAAGTCTTTCTAAAGCCAATCCAACAGGAGGACCAGCAACCCAAGCATCAATTCTCTTTGCTGTATTTGTACCTTTCATCTCAGCATGATTCTGGATATCCTGATGATGTTCTTGATTACTTCTGTATATTTTCTCCATTGAAGCAAAAATACTTTTTAAATTACGAACCATACAAATCATCTTTGGTTTATATGGCATAAACGATTCAAACCATCTATAATGGATTGTTCCTCCTCTTGTTTTAATGCAGATGTTTGGCTTATCAGTATAAGCTTCTGCATATCCATTTAGTCCACCTAGACAAAATCCTCTCCATGTTTTTAGAGCCATTTCATGTCCAATAGCTTTAGCCTCTGGTGTATTTGTGTAATTCATTCTAGCACCATAAAGATATTCCAAAACAGGATCTGTTGGTGTGGCTTGAATCTCTGGATTTTGATTTAAAATACATTGCATGAGAGTACTCATGCTACGAGGCATTGAGGAGTTAAAGAAAATATTTTTCATTTTATTATTCGGATGTAATATTAAGCAAAGGTATTAAATTTTCTTTAGTGCCAAATTTAGCATATTTAGGTTTTGTATCTAAAATAGATTCTATGAATTTTTCTTTGTCAAAAATCGATCCAAGATTATCATATGGACATTCGTGGAATCTACCACCTGTCCAATCGTCAGCTTCTAAATAAGAATCTATACGATGTCTAAATGATTCTGCTCCTGTTGCAATAAAATTATCATGAATATCATGTCCAAAAACTATAGGAGAATTTGAAATCCAACCAACAGTTGCTTTCTTATTAAATGCAGCTGCTGCATGTTGGGCAAATGAGTCAATACCTAATATTTTATCAGATAAAGCTATATAACAAAACAAATTTCTAAAATTATCTGAAATATGAATTGTTCCCTCAATTGCTGGTTGTTTATCTCTTCTTATATGTAGAACTTTAGAAAATTTATCCTTTACAGAATTTACTATTTCTTGTGCAAAGTTAGGAGGTAGATCCCTAGACCAAGAATATACATGGTCTTGATTTTCAGCACCACCAGAAGATTGTATCAACAGTATGGGTCCATCTTTTTGTAATTTGTTTTGTACAAAAATCATTTCTCTTTCCGTTAAAAAAATTTCTGGTTTTTTATCAACACACGGTATGTTAAAAACATCACACCATATTTCCGACAAAGATTTTTTGCGATGAAGAAGATCACCAGAATGATATGGTTCCATTCTTAAAATAATGGAATCTTTGTTACTGATATAATCATCATAAAAGTATGGAATATTTCCAAACTTATAAACTCTGAAAATATTGGGATTGTGGATGAAAACTTCAGGATATGCTGTTATTACTATAAGTTTGTGATCGGGGTATGCTGCTTTTATTGATTTTACAACGGAAGTGGCAACTATGTTTTTGCCACAACCACCATCAATATGAAAAATTGCGTATTTGTCCATATCATTATATTATCAGATAAGTAATTACTGTCAATGAGTTCTGCTTATCCAACAACACCTGTTCTCCCTAACAAATTTCACGGATCAACTACTTTTAATTCACAGATTAAAAGTTATGATTTGTTGGCTCAACGTGTCCGTAGAATGTTGGGCGAACCTTTGATTCAAATTGAAGTTAGTAGCGAACAAATATATGAATTTATTGATGTTGCAATAGAATATTTTACAAAATTCGCTGGAGTTGATGAGGAGTTTTTAATTTTCAGATCAGATTTATATATTAGTGGTCAGGGTCTTCCTATCGGTAGACTTTTGAATATTTCTCCAGAATTTCAAAAAGCTGCGAATCCAGATACCACTACAAATCCTTCACTAAGTGCTTCGTATGATTGGGATTTGGATGATTATAGAAGAATAATTGATGTTTATTCCTTCGAGGAAGGAAACAACACAGGTGTTAATACATTGTTTACAATCGAAAATACAATTGCACAACAGGCATATTTCGGACAGCTTCTTGGTAATGTTGGATATGATTTGGTTACATGGCAAGCTCTCAAAACATGGTTAGATACACGTGAAAAACTTTTGGCTCTTGTTCCTTATCTTCGTTTTAATCCAGACACACAAATGTTAAAAATTATTCCAGAACCTTCATTACAAACTTCTAGTATTTATTATGGTTTGGTTGGTTGCAAAGTACAAAAACCTTTACGTTATTTAGTGAGTCAATTATGGGTATATCGTTATACATTAGCTCTTACTAAAATTGCTGTTGGGCATGTTAGAAACAAATATCAAGGAACAAATTTATTCGGGGGACAAACTGTAAACGGTGCAGATCTTTTAAGACAAGGAGAGAAAGAAAAAGATGAACTCGAAGCTGAAATTACAAAAGACACAATTGATAGAGATCCGATTCGTTGGTTTATTGGATAAAAATATCAAGCAAACAAATGAACAAAAAGCTTGGTAAAAAAAATAAAAATTATAAGCAAGGAATTTTTAAACCAGCAAATCCTCTAAAGTATAAAGGATCTTTTCCGATAGTTTATAGGAGTGGTTTGGAGCTTACTGTAATGCGTTGGTTGGACAACAATATTAATGTATTAATATGGGGTTCGGAATCCGTTGTTATTCCTTACCAATCTCCATTAGATAATAGAATACATCGTTATTTTGTAGATCTTGTTGCAACATTAAAAGCTAAAGATGGGGAAATAAAAAAATTATTAATAGAAATTAAACCAGACAAACAAACAAGACCACCGATACCTTCTGCAAAGAAATCTCAAAAAACTGTTCTATACGAACAAGTTCAATATGCAGTAAATCAAGAAAAATGGAAAGCAGCAAAAGCATGGGCTAATACCAAAGGCTATCAATTTATAATTTTAACAGAAAAAAACATTAACTCGTGATAAATAAAAATATGAGTAAATTTGATTTATTAGTTTCTAATATCATAGAAGAGTCTAGTTCCCGTTGCACCGGTCCCACTAAAAAGGCACATTCCAATAGAAAGGGAAAAAAGTGGACTAAGTGTGCTAAACAACCAGACGGCTCTTATAAGAGAATCCATTGGGGACAGGCTGGTGTTAGAGTTACAGGCAAGTCAGGAAATACAAAAAGAAAGAAATCATTTCGTGCTAGACATAAATGTTCTAGTGCAAAACCCGGAACTCCACGATATCAGGCTTGCAAAGATTGGTAATGTTAATAAATTTATCAAACAACAACATTTAAATAGTAAATATATATATACATTAAACCATATGTCCAATAATACCTATAGCCTATTAGTAGAAGAGCCAGTATATGAAGTAAAATATTTAATCGAAGAGAAGAATAGAAATACTCCTTCCATTCTTCATATCGAAGGAGATTTTTTAATGGCTAATAGAGCAAATAAAAATAAAAGAATTTATCCATTAGAAGAAATGGTGAAGGAAGTTAATCGTTATCAAGAAGAGATGATTAAAACAAATAGAGCAACTGGTGAATTAAATCACCCATCTTCACCTGAAGTTAATTTAGAAAGAATCTGTCATATGGTAACAGATTTAAGACAAGAGGGAGATATCTTCAAAGGTAAGTCTCGTGTGCTTTCAACCCCTATGGGACAGATTGTACGTTCTTTAATCATGGACGGTGTGAGACTCGGTGTATCAAGCAGAGCAATGGGTGTTACCACACCAGACGGAAACGGAGTTAGTAGAGTTTCTGATTTTAGATTGGTAGCTGTTGACGTTGTAGCAGATCCTTCAGTGCCTTCTGCTTTTGTAAATGGTATCTTAGAATCCAAGCAATGGGTATTAAATGAAAATGGTCAATTCACTCCTGTCTATGAGAATTTTGAGAAATCAATTTCTAATCTTCCAAAGAAAAATGTTGATGATTATTTGAAGGAACAAATAATTTCTTTTATTAATTCATTAAAAACTCTTTAATTTGTAATATACAAGGATAAATATAAAAACAATGAACATTCGTAATTTAATTTCAAAATTCATCGGACAAATTTGTGAAAAGAATTTTTCCAAAGCAAACGAGACACTTGACACTATCGTAACCGAAAAGGTCAAGACACGTATCAAGAAAACAGCAGAAAACCAAAAAGCTGTTAAGGGTTCAAAAAAAGTTACAAAAAAGGTAACCAAGAAGAATAAATAATATAAGACAATATGAATCTCAAAGCCATTCTCGAAAATTTAGACAAGAGCGTAATTAGCGAAGCAACAGCAACAGCAATCGCTGAAGCTTTTGAAGCAGCAGTAAATGAAAAGGTTGAATCCCGTGTTTCCCTCGAAGTTGAAAATGCTGTTTCAAAACTTGACGAAGATCACGCTGCTAAATTAGAAAATCTTTTAGAGGCAATCGACAATGATCATACTGGTAAACTCCAGAAGGTTGTTAACACAATCAACGAAGATCATGCTGCCAAGTTAGAAAAGCTCGTAGCTTTCTATCGCAATGCCATCAACGAGAAGGCAAGTAAGTTTAGTAATAAGATGATCGAAGAGATTTCAAATTTCCTCGATATGTATCTTGATAAGGTAATTCCTCAACAGCAGATTGAGGAAGCAGTTGCTAACACAACTGCCATTGCTAATCTCGAAAAGATTAAGCAAATTCTCGCTTTTGATCCTTCTTCATTAAATGAAGATGTCAAGCGTGTTATTACTCAAGGAAAGGGTAAGATCGATGAACTTCAAGAGAAGTTAAACGAATCTTACAAGGAAAATATTGAATTAAATGAGAAGGTCAATAGCTTAAACGCTACGATCTTATTGGAAAAGAAGACAAAGGGAATGCCTTCTGCTAAGAAAGAGTATCTTTCTAAATTGTTGAGCGACAAGTCTCCTGAATATATCAGAGAGAACTTCAATTATGTCGTTGAGATGTTCGAGAGAGAAGAAAATGATTCTTCTGCCAGATTAGTTGAGGAGGCTAAATCTATGGCTGTTTCAAAACATGCCAAGGTTCCCAAGGCAGAAGTAATTTCCGAATCTCACACTGAGAGTGCAAACACTCCAGTAAACGGATATCTCTCAGCCCTTCAAGGCATAGATAAATAAGATTTTATAAGTTGGAGAAGGCAATTCAGCACTTCCCGAACGCTAATATCCATAGGAGAAAATAATATGGCTAATGTAAAACCCGCACCCGGATTCATTGACAAGTCAAGAGCTTCACAGCTTCTCGAAAAATGGGCTCCCGTACTCAATTACTCAAGTGATAAAGTACGCCCCATCGAAGAGGAACATGCTCGTGTCACAACCGCAATGCTCATGGAAAACCAAGAGCGTTGGTGCTTAGAGGAAGCAGGTAACTTCGCAGGAAATGGTGGAGCTTTTGGCTCTGGCAGTTCTGTCGGTGGTATCTTCACCCCTCCAAGTCAGGTTGGCTCGAATGACGGATACGCTCAAGGTGATGCACGTTTACCAAAGGTACTCATACCGATGATCAGACGTACATTCCCTGAGCTTATCACAAACGAGATTGTCGGTGTTCAACCAATGAGTGGTCCAGTAGGTTTGGCATTTGCCCTGCGTTATCGCTATGATAATGATAGTCTCGGTGCTAATGGTATCGATGGTTACGCCACAGGCTCAACCACAACTGCAAACAATGGTACACCCAGAGTTGCAGGACCAAACGAACTCGGCTATCAATATCTTGACACTCGCTTCACAGGAACCAGCGCAACCTCCCTTTCGGGACTCGGTGCATCAGGCTCAGACTTCGATGTACTTGGTCAAGATCAAGGTGTTGCCGCTATCCTTAGCCAGTTTGAGTTAACCGGAAACATTCCTCAGATCACAGTAGAATTCAGCAAGACCGCAGTCGAGGCTGGCACACGCCGTCTCGCCGCTCGTTGGTCTGTTGAACTCGAACAGGATCTTAAGAACATGAACGGTCTCGATATCGACTCTGAATTAACAAACGCAATGTCGTATGAAATTCAGGCCGAAATCGACCGTGAAATGGTCATGAGAATGATTCAGATCGCACTCAACGCTGGTGGTCCTAAAGCAGGTTCCAATAGTGGTAACGGATACTCGTACTGGTACGCCGCTTCAGCTGACGCACGTTGGCTCGGAGAGCGTAACAGGGACTTCTATTCCAAGGTGATTGTTGAGGCTAACCGCATCGCAATCCGCAACCGTCGTGGTGCTGCCAATTTCATCATTGCAACACCTCGTGTTTGTGCTATCCTTGAGATGCTCCCTGAGTTTCAGTGGATGTCAGTGAACGGAAATGTCAATACCCAACCAACAGGCGTAGCCAAGGTTGGAACACTTGGCGGTCGTTTCACTGTCTACCGTGACACTCGTACAGACGCACAGTATCTCGCAGGTCAAAGATCAACCGAATTGGAGTATGCTCTGCTCGGCTACAAAGGAACAGAATACTACGATACAGGTATCGTGTATTGCCCATACATCCCCGTGATGATTCAGCGTACAGTTGGTACTAATGACTTCTCACCTAGAGTTGGTCTTATGACCCGCTACGGAGTTGTAGATTACATCTTCGGAGCATCACTGTACTACCATGTGATCATCGTTAAGGGACTTGGACAGAACTTTGCTGGCAACGCTGCTGTAGCAAACTACCTCTAAGGTTAACACTTAACCCAAGAAAGTTCGCCCCAATCTGGATTGCTCTGGATTGGGGCATTTTCTTTTTTATTGAAAGTTCCAATATATGGTGTAAGATGTTCCCCTATGAAGGGAATTCATAAAAAATTTGATAAACAGCTTTTTGATCAAAATGACCCTAAATCTAGATCAGTCGTAAAAGAGTTTTTTAAGAAACACAATCTATTGTTTAAAGATAATACAGACAAATACGGCATAGATCTTCTTTCTAGTGATGAAACTGTAGGTATAGAAATAGAAAGAAGATTGGTTTGGGTTGGAAATTCTTTCCCATACGACGAAATTAATCTTCCAGAGAGAAAAACTAAATTTTTCTTGAAGAATATTGCTACATTTTATGTAATTTTATCCAAAGACTACTCTCGTATGGGTATGATTAGTGGAAAAGTTATAAAAGAATACCTTACAGACGATCTTTTGAAGGAAAACTCCAATAAATTCGTCAATAACGGGGAACTCTTTTATAAGATACCTAAAAATAAATTTAAATGGTTTAATCTTGATTGACATAACAATAATCATTCATAAAATATTATTATGCCCGAAGCTATTTTAAAATTTAATCTTCCTGAAGAACAAAGCGATTTTGATATTGTCAATAATGCAGTAAAATACTATTCTATTTTGTGGGATCTTGATCAATTTTTGAGAAATAAAACAAAATATCCTGATGATGATGTTAAACCTGAAGAGATTGATGCTTACCATACGCTCCGTGATGAGCTTCATTCTTTGATGAAAGAACATAATCTTGATTTTAATATATGAAAACTCCTATTGTAGTTTGGATCACAGGATTATCCGGATCAGGCAAATCTACAACTGCTGATGAACTAAATGAAAAGCTAAAAGCTGCTGGATATCATTCTGTTGTAGCCGATGCCGATAAAATTGGTTACAGATCAGCTATTGGTTTTGATATTGAGAGTAGATGGAAGGCTGTTAATTGTATGATTTATGCAGTTAGAAACATCATCGAATATCAAAATGCTGAAATAGTGATTGTTACTAGTATTTCTCCCCTAATTGCCATGAGAGAACACGCAAAAGACATTCTTACAAAGTATTCTCATGTTAAATTTATAGAGGTTTTTATGAATATACCTGTTGAAGTGTGTGAAAAAAGAGATCCAAAAGGACTTTATAAAAAATTTCGAGATGGTTTGATCAAAGATATGTCTGGGATCGATTCGCCTTATGAGGCTCCTGTCTTTCCTGAAGTAATAATTCATCCAGAAACCACATTAGATGGCAAAATGACAGTTGACAGGGCTGTTGACATCATCTATAATCGTATTCATAACACAACAATCATATGAATAGTATTATAAAGAGATTACAACCAACCAATGATGCTTTTATTCAATTTACTGAAGAAGAAATTCTAGAAATTGGAATCAAGCAGGGAGATAAATTTACAGTAAAACCACAAGAAGATGGTTCTTTCTTTTTGGAAAAAATGGTCAATCTTGAATTGGATCTTGCTGAGTTTTCTGAGGATATAAAGGACATGCTGATCTTTAAATCTATCAAAGAACAACTCCCTGTTGACGACATTATTCGTAATATCCTTACAGATTTTATCAACACACTATCCGAAACACAAAATGATTGAAGAAGAAATTAATATTGATAGAGAGAAGCTTTATAAGCTTTATATGGATCATGTAAATTATATCTGTGATGAATGTGATTGGGTATCTAGTTTTACTCCCAAAGATATTGTTGGTATGATTGCTAATATTATTGAGTCTAACCCAAAACTCATCAAAAGACGATAATTGTTTTACTCTATGAGATATACACCAGAACATATCACATCACTTCCTCCTGAACATGTTTTTGTGTTCGGAAGTAATCTTGCAGGAATACACGGCGCAGGAGCCGCTAGGCTTGCTTTTGATCGTTTTGGAGCCGTATGGGGTGTTGGGATAGGTCATCAAGGAAAGACATATGCTTTACCTACAAAAGACAAAGAGATCAAAACATTACCAATAGACGAGATAAAAAAGTATGTGGATGACTTTTTGAATTATGCAGAAGATCATCCAGAATTTACTTTCCTTGTTACTAAGGTTGGCTGCGGTCTTGCAGGATGGAGTGTAGAAGATATTGCACCTTTGTTTTCTGAAACATCGGAAAATGTTATTTTACCAAAGGAATTTTACCAATAATATATGAACGACATCAACAAAAAATTAGACACGATTATCAATCTCTTAAAAAGAATTGTTGAAATGAATAAGATTGCAAACATTACTATTTCCAATGGAAATTATGATATCAGTAAACTTAATCCATTAGGTTCTGAAAATGTTTTGCCAACTGCTTGGAATTCATCTTATTCTAAAGCTAATTTACAAGACGAACTTTAATAATGAGATTTGCTTTAACAGGATCACACGGAGTAGGGAAGACATCGGTTATAAGTGAACTGGATGATTGGCTTTCCAATAAAGGAATTAAGTGCATTTATAATAGCAGCAATGCCCGTAAAATCAAAAAAGCTGGATTGTCCATCAATGATGATGGTGATGATTTCGTCCAACTAGTTGTGGCTTCCAGCCACATAAGCCATTTTAGTGAAAATGGTTGGTTTGCTGACCGTTCCATACTTGATTGTTATGCATATGGTGAATATCTTTATAAGCAGGGCAAAATAACAAAAGACTGTAACCTTGCAGTAACATACTTGTTAGAATCTTTTATCAGAGAATATAGTAAAATTTTCTATATACCCATCGAATTTAAAATGGTAAGTGACGGTGTTAGGAAAGAAGATGAATCCTTTCAAAAGGAAATTGATGACATTATCCATCAGAAGTTAATCACAACTGGTGTGGACTATGAATTGATAACTGGTACTGTCGAAGACAGGTGTCAACAAATACAAAAAATAATTAAGCGTCTCTGCTGAATTCGCCTTCAATAAGTTCTAACTTATCCTTTTTATTATTTTTATCGAATAATTTATTCATTACTTCATCTCTTGTAGCAATGAGGATATTGTTGGTTTGATTGCCAAGAGCGGTTTTTGTACCGTTTGCTTCTACCTTGGCAACTTCAAGATTATTCTTGTGTTCTTTTGTCTGAAGATTAATTTTATTAAGACTATCTATGGCTTTAGTCACCGAATTTATAAGTTGAGCAAGAGCAGCAATTTCTTTGGGATCTTGTCCCGAAACCACTGAATCTTTCAATACATTTATAGCACCCATACCCATTTCTATGGTCTGAGCAGTTTTTTGATAAACATATTCACTTACGTTTTCGTCATTAAGTTTTTTTGGTTCTTCTATGGATAGTTCTTTTGGAGAAGAAGAAACAGCATCCGCTCTAAGCTCATCTACGATAGCATCTATATCATTATTTGGATCCATTGTTACAATATTTATTTGATTATCTGTAATAATCTACTATAATATTTACATATGCTCAAAGCTCCAAACATAATTTTTAGTAAAACAGATGAATCTGCTGAATTGCCATTAAGAGACTCCTTATCTAATGCAGGTTATTTTTTTAAATCAATTGAAACTAGAATTATATCAGACAGAAGCTTTTTAGAAATAGATACTGGTCTAAGGATAGAACTCATTCATATGGGTATATGGGCTGCATTATTCGGTGTTCCTGAATTAGAAGAAAAGGGAATTACTACACATTATCGTCTGATAGACAATAAATTTAAAGGAGATATTAAGATTAGACTTTACAACAATACTGATTCGTCTTATCTTATAAACACAGGGGATAGGATTGCTCAGATTGCATACTTTCCTTTGTTAACCATTGAACCGATTTTTCAAAATGAGTAACCATTACAACCAGCTTTGGGTAGAAAAGTATCGTCCGAAAAGTCTTGATACTATTTTATTGGACAATGATATCAAAGAACATTTCACTAAAATCATAGATGATGTTCCTAATCTTTTATTTTATGGTTCCCCCGGAACCGGAAAGAGCACTCTTGCTAAGATCATTGTTAATGACATGTTGAAGTGTCAGTATCTTTATATCAATGCATCCGATGAAAACGGCATTGATACTATCAGAAACAAAGTTATCACGTTTGCACAAACAAGATCTTTGGATAGCAAAAAGAAGATAATAATCTTAGAAGAAGCTGATGGTTTAACAGGAGAAAGTCTTCGCATTCTTCGTAATGTCATGGAGGAGTATGTAGATACTACTCGTTTTATATTAACCGCAAATTATCTCAATAAGATCATTGAACCTGTACGCTCTCGTTGTGTTCTTTTTAAACTACAAACAGACATCACTGCCTGTGTTGGTAGAGTAGTTGAAATTCTTAAGCAGGAAAACATATCAATCGATCCGCAGGTAAAGACAAAGGTTTCTCAATTTATAACCGAAAGATTTCCTGATATGAGAAGGATTATCAATGATCTTCAGAAATATTCGGTATCTGGATCTTTGGTAATACCCGAAAATGATCAAGTAACAGATTTAGCAGCGTTTATCATCAATGGAATAGTGCTTACTAAGCATCCAGTATTAGAGATGAGGAAAATGGTTATTGAAGCAGAGAAAACGTTCAATAATGACTATCAACATCTTTTAAAGGAGATGTTCGATTATGTCTATTCCTCAGAATTACCTGATAATAAGAAAAAATCTCTTCTTATAGATATTGGCGAGTATATCTATAGAGATAATTTTGTTTTAGACCACGAAATTAACTTTTTTTCTTGCCTTTTACAGATAGAAAGCTCTTTTTAGTAGGCTTGGCATATCTTCTTGTTTGAGCAACAGAAGCAGGGATAGCTGTATTCTTTTCAGCAAGCTTATTATCTGTTGAGTGATTTCCTAGCTTCTTAAACGCATCAGGATCGGCTAAAACGGGTTTTCCTGCCGAAACAGTGTCATAACGCTCATATTTGCTTGGTACACCTTGTACAGGAGGCAAATTGATGCCAAAATTGAGTACTTCTACAAGATTAAAATCTCCGGGTACGATAAATTCATTGAATTCTGTAGGAGATTGGAGGGTTCTTGGATCTGTTTTGAGAGTTAACATGATATATGAACTACCAGCAAGCTCATTTGCATCTTTTGCATTAGCATTATTGCTATTTCCTGCGATATCATGTATGAAAAAGAAAAGATCTGGGTTAGCTTCAATAGAACCTCTGAGCCATTGATCGAATGGAGCATCTTGTTGGTAGGTTTTTTTGTAAAAATCCGATTTAAAAAATTCTGGACGGAGTTTTACAGGTGTATTTGTGCGAAAACCACCATTTGCATGATGAGAAAACGCTTTTTCGCACAATGTTTCAAATTTATTATTTTTTTTGCTCATATTATATAGGGTTTTAACCTAAATATTTACCACAGATGGCTACTATTTATATAGATAATTTAATAAAACCGATTCAGGTCAACTCGCCTACTACTTTGCCTTCTACTCCAGTTGCTCCGATTCAGTATGTTTATTCTGATTTGCATTTAGATTTAATAATAGGTCAAAACATAGGAAATGGATTAAATTCTGTTGATAATAATGATATACGAGTGGATTATGATTATAAAGCTATCAGAAACTCAATAACAAATATTTTTAATACAATACCGGGACAAAAAATATTAAATCCTTCGTTTGGAGCATCGTTAGGGCAGTTTTTATTTGAATCTATAACACCAATAAAGGCAAAAATACTAGGTAATACCATAGTAGAAAATATAAATAAGTATGAACCAAGAGTTAGTGTTCAGAATGTACAAGTACAGCCAGAACCTGATAAAAATTTATATTATGTCATATTGATATACGAAATATTAAATATAGGAGCGGTTGATACATTTCAACTCACATTTGATTCCTCAACAGTTAAACAATCATGAAGCAAAACTTAGATCCAGTACCATTTACAAGTAATTCTTATGTAGCCTTTGATGGTACAAGCATAAGAGACATAATCATTAATCGTTTAAATCAAGGTCAGGTTTTTACTGATCAAAATTATCAAGGATCAAATCTGTCTGCCCTTATTGATATAATTAGTTACACATTCAATACACTACTTTACTATTTAAATAAAACATCATCAGAAAGCATGTTTTCAGAAAGTCAGATTTATGAAAACATGAACAGAATTGTAAAACTTTTAGGGTATAATCCGGTTGGTAGATTAGGACAAAATGTTGGATTTGATCTATACACAAACGGAGCATTGCCTGTAGGAAATTATTTTATACCTAGATATAGTTATGTTAATGTTGGTGGAACATTTTTTTCATCAAACCAAGATATAACATTTTCTATTCTAAACAATAATTCTGGAAAAATTTCTGATATAAATAACAATTATCTACTTTACCAAGGACTATTCCAAGAATATCCATTGTATACTGCTGCTGGTATTGATAATGAAGTTATATATTTGGCTCTAAATGATAATGTCATTATCGATCACTTTAATATAGATGTATATGTTATGGCAGATGGAACAAATACATGGAAACAGTGGACACCAGTTCAAGATTTATTCACTTGTAATGCAAATGATTCTGTCTATACTACTAGATTTAATCAAAATAAGAAATATGAAATAGTTTTTGGTGATAATATTAATGGTGTTAAATTAAAAGAAAATGATAAAGTAGCAATTTATTATCTACAAATAGATCCCAAAGCTGTTGGAATATCACCAAAAGCATTAAATGGTGCTAAGATAGTAACCTTTAATTCTGTTCGCTACTCAGAGTTAATAACCGATACATCATTTAATTTGGAAACATTGTTAACGTCTCAACAATTAGGCAATTTATCATTAGACAATGAATATCCATCCAATTCATTTACAGACTTTGAATCAGTAGAAGAAATCAGAGAAAATGCTCCCGGTGCCTTTAGATCACAGTATCGTTTGGTTACAGTTAACGATTATCAAAATTATATTTCTTCTAAATTTTCAAATATAATTTCTGATTCTACCGTAGTAAACAATGATGATTATCTTAAAGGTCATATAAAATATTTGTATAATATTGGTTTAAATCAACCACAATTACAAAATCAAGTTTTATTAAATCAAATAAAATTCTCTAATAGTTGTAATTTTAATAATATATATGTATATGCTGTTCCGAACAATACATTACAGGATTATGTATCACCTCCTCAAAAAGAACTTATAATCAATTCTTTAAATGAAACAAAAACAATAACATCCAATATTGTTGTTGTAGACCCTGTTTATATGTATTTGGACTTTTATTCTGCTTCTCCGGTAACATCACCAACTATAGCAGATATAAATCAAAACGTATTACAAATTATCCAATCAGAAACATCAGGAAGATCTTCGTATTCAATCATAAATGATGTTATTTCTGTAATAAAAAAATATTTTAATAACAAGATTAATAAATTAGGTCAATTAATAGACGTTTATCAAATAACTTCGGAAGTACTATCCATAGATGGTGTTAAATCTGTAAGAACTTATAGAAAAGATACTGATACTAGTGTGAATGGGATTTCATTTTTGCTTTGGAATGAATTATATCCAGAGCAAGATACATCAGTTCATTCACAAAATATAAATTTAGAATATTTTCAATATCCGGTATTCTCTAATATAGAAAATCTTGCTCCTAGAATACAGGTGATACAACAAAATCAAATAATCAACCCTGTTGATTTTTAATAAAAAATGTCAATTCTTTCTATAAACCCCAATCAAACATTTGAGTTTTTTACAGGACAATATTCTTCTGTAAATGTTGCTTATGTTTATGATGGTACAGAAACACTTGTTTGGACTTCTGTAGGTTTGCCTAAAGGATTATCCATAGATAATACAGGTAAGATTTTCGGTACTCCTGTTTCAGAAGAAACTAGATCTGTGTATGTGAGTGTTTCGGATTCGACAACAAATACTTTTTCTATAATAAAGGTTATTGTAAAGGCTTCTTCTAATATTACACAAAATAGTTTTTCTGTATCACCAGCTACGGTAGGATATGCAGGTATTACAAATTTTAAATTCACTTCAACAATAATACCAACATTAACATCATATTATTTATTGTGGGATTTTGGTAATGGAGGAACAAGCAATGAATTAAATCCTTCGCATGTTTATAAACTTCCGGGAAAATATAATGTAACTATGAATGTATATAGTGGAACAGATTATTATAGTTTATCTTCTACTATAGATGTCAATTTTTTATTAAACGAATCAATATATTTTGATTTTGTTCCACCACCTGCATTTGCTGGACATTTAAATAGATATCCATTTAATATAACTTTCACATCATCGGTTTCCGGACCACATTATATAGATTTAGCCGCACAATTTTCTAGATCTTACAAAACACAAAATCCAGTAAATAAATGGTCTTTCTTGAGACCAGAATGGAGATTCTTAGACTTAAATGGTAAAGAAATTTCATATATAATACCAGACGAAACACCTTTATATGCAAATGATTTTGGAGTGCTCACAGATTCTACAAATGGGCTTTTTGTTGGGGTTACTGGTACTGCTAGTTTTTATTTTATTGATGACTTATATAATTTTGATTTAGCTACTGCTCAGTATCCACATAGTACTATAATAGCAACTTTAAGAACAAGTGGTATAAGAGGAGTAGATGATAGTTCTAATTTAGATTATAACCTTGCAGGTTATAGTAATAGTTTGGCTACCATTTCATATCCATATATGAGTTTATGGAGAAAACCAGATACCGTTGTTATTAAAGAAAATGGAATCAGAGATTATATAAATCCCAGATGGCCCAAGGCAGTACAACCAATCGTCATCAACACAAACTATTCTATTCCTTATCCTGATCCTTGGATTGATGGTAATGGTTGTTCCCATTTATGGAATCCTAAAAATCAAAATTTTTGTCATTCACTTCCTATTGAAACAAATACACCAATCCCGTTAACGGTCTCTTCTAACGGTTTTAGTGCTAATTTTACACCCCAACCTTTGGAATTTAAGTGGATAGATGATACTGGTTATAAAACGCCCGGATATTACAAAGGATCTTTTACTACAAATGTTTCTAGTGTGGAGGGTGCAACCATAAGTGCCAATTTAAACTTTGTATCACCAGCAAATTTATCAGCACAATATTATAATCCTTCTATTTGGGTTTCAAACCCAGAAGCAGGTATGTTAATAAATGCAAATTACATATATAATGACAGTTTATCGGCTGTTTTTGATACTCCTAATTTAAAAATAGCACAAGTACATAGTTTTAACATGCCAGTTATTACAGAAGTTGATTTTGTGAATGATCCTATGGCACTTTCGGGGTTTCATGGAATTAATAGTATTGCTTCTCTTCCATTTCCAACGTATCATGCATGGGCTTTGGATTCTGAACTCAATTATCTGTATAGAATCAATAGTTTAGGTACAATTCTGTGTTCTATCGATTTAAATGAAGTTGTTAATGCGAACAATTTAGAAATATTGGTTCCTAACCAACCACATCCTGCGTCTATTGTTCTAGATGGAAAACAAAACATTTGGGTCACATTACACGATACTATTTCTACACTAAAATTTGATGCACAGGGAAATTTCTTGTTTG